GACTTCTCGATCTCCGCCGGGGTCGTGATGCTGACGGTCTCGTCGGTCGCCATTACTCAGCCCCCAGCCGCGCGCGACGCCGCTGCGCGATGATCTCGTTGATGGTCAGTTGCGTGGACTTGTCGAAGCGCACCGGCTTCGGCTTCGGCACGGCGCGCACCCATGGGCGGGCACTGCACGCATAGCGCGTCTCATCGCCCGCGTGATCCTCGCCGTCCGTGTCCACGTCCTCGGGCCGCTTGTCGTCGTGCTGCAGCGCCGGGAGCGTGCGGATCGTGTGCGTGCAGGTTGAGAAGAAATAGATCATCGGGCGATCGTCTTCACCCACGAGGCGCTGCCTCAGCAGATCCCAGCCGCCCATCGCACCTCGAGCGCCCACGCGCGAATTGTCCGCACGCTGGAAGTACACCTTGCGTGAGGCCATGCGCTCGGCGATCGACGGCCCGCCGTCCTGCGCGAATGCAGCCGGGTCCAGTACCGACATGTCGATCTTCTCGTCACCCGGCTCGCGCTCGAGGATGCCGTCCGCGACCGCCTCCGCGGTGAGCTTCAGGCCCACGTTGGGCGTGTTCGGCTTCATGCCGTACCACTCGCGGTACTTGATGATCGCACCGCGCGGATACTCGGCGAACTCGCCGTCGCTCACGGCATACCAGCCCACGCTGAAAGGTCGCGCGCTGCCCCAGTCCATGCTGCGAAAGCGTACCCAGTGCTTCGGCAACTCGAGCGGCGCGATGACGTGCTTCGCCATGTTGAATTCGCTGAAGAACGCGCCCGTGACCACCGACCAGTCGCCCTCGAGCCAGGCGCGCACCAGCTCGGGCGAGCCTGATGCTCTCAAGCGCTGCACGTAGGTCGGATCGTTCTCCATGAGCGGCAGGTTGTCTGAAACGCGCGCAGGGATGTAGACGCGCTCGAGGCCCGACTCGTCGTCGGTGATGACCTTGTAGCCCATCGGCGCCGGGTCGATGTAGCGCGCCTTGACCCACTGGTGGCCCGGACCACCGGGATTGCCCGTCGCCCGGAACCCTACCGGCACGCCGGCACTCGAGCGCAGCGTCGCCATGAGCTTCATGATCGGGGCTGGGTTCGCGAAGTTGCCGAGTTCTTCGATGTAGACGCGCGTGTACGCGTGACCTTGATACGCTTCCGCGTCGGCGTCGTTCTCGAGGTAGGCGAACCGTAGGCGCGCTCCACCGGGGAATCGCCACAGCTTGTCGGTCTCGTTGAACTTCGCGCCCAGCGGCGTGAAAAGCTCTCGGCTGCGTTCGATGGTGTCGTAGAGTTCGGTTCGCGATCGGCGAACCATGAGGCCGCTCGCAGCAGCGCCATGCTGGCCCGCGTGAGCCAGCCACTCGCCCAGCATGCCATCCGTTTTCCCACCACCCCGTGCGCCACCGTAGAAGACCTCGAATACCGGGCAGGTCAGGAGGAGGAGTTGGGGTCGAGAACGGGGAGACCAGACGAGACGAGGTTCAGCCATTCGCTGATTCCCCCGACCGGCTCCGGAACTTGCACGATGCCCAACGTGACAGCCGCGTCGAGATCAACCGTCTGGTGCGCCTTCCCGTACAGCCGGTCCATGATTTCCTTGATCGCTGCAACCCGTGCCTGCTCGCTTTCGGCTTCAATCGCCAGCCGCGCCAACTCACGGGCAGCCGCTTCGGCATGAGGCCCGAGCAGATCCTTGATCGCACGCTTGGCCTCGGCGGTGGCTTTATTGCGCGCTCCGGGTGGCCGGCCCGCGCCTTGACGCTCCATCACATATCCACAATTTAAAAATTGCGAGCTTTGCTTATGCCCCAGTCTCGGTCTCAGGGGAATCGGGTGGACGCTTGTTGACCAGCCTGCGGTACTCGCGCTCGACGCGACGGATGGTGCTCTGGGAGCAGCCGAACTCGGCGGCGAGCGCTTTGAGCAGTCCCTCACGCCATCTGAGGCGCCGCTCGAGGACGATCGCTTCCTGCTCGGGGGTGAGGCGCTTGGCGGTCATCGCACGGCCCCGATCGCCTGCAGGGCTTCCTCGGGCGTCCTGACGACGTAGACGGGCGCACGGCGTCGCCTCATCTCGGCCAGGAACTCGATCTGTGCCTTCTGGCGCTTGTCGGGCTTGCGGGTGTTCGATTTGACCTCCAGGCCGTACAGGCGCTCGCTGTAGACCACGAGCAGATCGGGGTTGGCCTGCCGCTGCACCCACGCCCCGACGGCCTCTAGCACCTCCACAATCGGCTTCTCGGCCGTGTCCCGCTTGGCGGCTCGGCGCCAGACGGTCATGAGCGTTTATCTAGCGAATCCGCGATAAGCGCTAGGCAGTCGATTATGTGGGGCTCGTGCCCCGGCTTCATGCCATGAAACGTATTCCGACTCATTGCCAGTTCGCTCAATGCTTCCAGCGAATCCGCGATCCGCTCAAGGATTTCTAGCATTTGGGCAGTCTGTTCGTTTGTCATAGATCCTCCCGGCTGTCTTGTTCGCACATCTCGCGGGCCTCCGCGGCGGTTTTGAGGTTCGTTGCCACGAGGTGAACGCCATCGGCGTGCTTGCGGCTTCTCCACGCCTCGAAAAAGCCGCCAGCGTTGCCCTCAAAGCCGATCGCGCAGATTGCGTAGCGGCCACACTCGGACTTCTCGGCGTACTTGCTGGCGCGGGTCCAAATCATGCGGGCTTGACCGGCAGCGGTTCCTTGCGCCACTCGCCACGCCATTCGACGCGGCCGCATTTCGGGCAGCGTTGCGCGTCGCGCACCTCGCGGAGCCCGTCGTCTGGGACTCGGGCGTACTGGGTTTCGGTCATCAGTGCGGCACAGGAACAGATCATCGGAAGTCCACCCCGTAGGCTTGGGCCGGCAGGTACTGAATCGGGCGCTGCATGAACTGTTCCGTGCTGAATTGCCGGTAATGCCGGTGGAACCAGCCGCCGATATCGCCCGTGGCCCCGGTCCCGTGCCGCTGCTTGCGAATCGAGACCTTGATCGGCTTGCCATTCCCGGCGACGTTGTTTTCATTTGCGGCCCGTCGCACGAACACGACGTTATCCGCCAGCCGGCCAAGATCCGCCGAGCCGGCCACGTCGTTGATGTCCAGTTCCTGCTCGGCGCTCACCAGCTTGCGAGGATGTGCGACCAGGTGGATATGCACCCCGGACAGCCGCGCCGTGGCCGTGACCGCGTTGGCGAAAACCCGCTGCTCCTCGATGTCCTTGCTGTTCACGTTCAGGCACATCATCGAGTCGATGAAGGCGTGCCGAACGCCCTGCCGGCCCAGCACGCGGACCAATGCCAGAATCTGCTGGTAATCCGCAAGGCCGACCGCGCACCAGAGTTTCAGGCGGTCCGCAAATTCGTGGACGAACCACTCAAGGTCCGCGACCGAGGGTTCCTCATGGCCGACCGCGCTTTCGCACATCCGGCACAGCAGCGAGGCCGGATCTTCCTCGAGGGACGCGAAGAACACGCCCTGCGGCCGCGCGAGCAGATGGCAGGCCAACTGGCGCAACAGGCTCGTCTTGCCGGTTCCCGGAAATCCGCTCCAGATCGTCACCCCACCGGGAAACAGCCGCAGCTTGTGGCCGTCCGGGTCAATTGGCGTCGTGCTGTAGCCGATCTGCTTTTTCCGGTAGGCGTCCGCAATCTGCTCGACGTTCTGCGCCTCCAGATCCATCAACAGGGCTTCGGGACAAACCTCTTTTTCGAGGAATCCGGGGTCATCCGGCATCAGGAAAATGCCGTTCAGCGTTCCAGCCACGACTCGTCCCCCTTTTCGCATTCCACGCACAACGCGACGAACTCGCCCGCGCACTGACACCACGCGCGCATGGTCGCGGGCTTCACGTCGCGCTGATCCATCAGGCGCTTGACCCGCCCCGCCCGCTCGCAGGTTCCTACGTCCAGTCGCACGTCGAGCCCATCCAGCAGGCGCACCGGCATCGGCTTGCCGGGTTTGTGCAAGATCGAAATGCAGCCCACGTCCCGCATGTTCTTCGCGAGCATCCAGCGATCCGTGACGTACACCGGCAGCAGCGGCTTCATGCCCTTTCGGCGGACTTCCGCCAGAGCGTCCCAGGTCATATCCACCGATTACCCCCGGAGCCGTTCGCGAGCTTGATTCCCGCGTCGATGTGCTGGGCGTCCCGCAGCATCAGTTCGATGCTGTCGTAGACCGTGCCGGTGGCGTTCTTGCCCTGATGGTGCGGGGAGAGCTTGTAGCCCTCGATGCAGGACCGCAGTGCTTCCTCGGGATAAGTCTTCAGGGCGCGGCGGATGACCTTCCGGCGCTTCTCGTCGAGCTTGGCCTGCGGGTGATCGTGGGCCGATTGCCAGTGCTGGAAGACCCGAAACACAGGATCGTCGAGCTTCGGCTCGACAGATACCGTAGGTATCTTCTTCTCTGAGTCTGTATCTGTATCTGTATCTGTATCTTGTGGCGTTACTTGAGCGTTACTGCAACGTTTCGGTAACGTTTCACGTTGTTTTGCTCGCCAATTCCTGACCCGGCCCGACGAGTTATCCGACTGAAATTGCCGCTTGTCCCAATTGGCCGGCTGCCAATCCTGGCCGACTACAGCGACCTCCATCAGCCTCCGCTTTGCTTCCGCACCAGAGGCCGGGTCCAGCCCGAGTGCGTGGCAAATCATGCGGTGCCTAATTTCGTCATTCGGCCATTCGCGGTCGAGGAACCCGGATGCCTTCAGGCAGAGCACCATGACGAAGTGGCGCTGATCCTCAAAGGCGAGGCATTGAATAACCGGATCCCCGGCAAACTCGTGGTACATGCGGAACCATGGCAGGCTCACGCCACGAGCCCTCGCTCGCGCTCCATCTCGGCCACGCGCTCGGCGGATCGCCGCAGCACCAGATCGCGCAGCTCGTCCCAGACCCTGCGCCGCTCGGTCGGGGTGCCGACCGTCGCGAGGCGCATGGCGGCGAATTCGATCTGGGCCTCGAGTGTCAGGTCTGCGGCGTTCATGCCGTCGCCTTCGCTTCAGGCAGCACGTAATTCGGCAGCGGCACGTCGGGCTTGAGCTTGCCGGCGGACAGGCGCTCGAAATGGTATTGCCAGTGCAGCGGCACGTCCTCGCCCCACTGGTAGACGGCCTGCTTGGAAATCCCGAGCAGACTAGCGATCTTTGTTGCGCCGCCAAAATATGCGATAGCTTCACTGGATTTCATGGGCGCAATATAGACCCGCGTCACGGGCCGGTCAATATTTATTTTTCAACGGGTATTGACGGGCGTTAGGTCAAGGCGTATTGTCTACTCATGCCCATCACGGGCAGGGAGCGAAAAGATGAGCCTCGCAGGCAAAGAAAACACCAGCCAGTACCACCGCATTCAGGCGAGCGTCAGCCGCCAGGCCGCGGTCTGCTGCGGGTCGCAGGAACACGAGTTGCGTCAGGGTCACTTGGACGCCGCGAAGCGTCACGAGGAAATGGCGCGCCACCTCGCGAAGGTCGAAGGACTGCTCGAGGCGGCCGACGCGGAGGCGCAGGCCATCGCGCGGATGTGCCTGATCACCGACCCGGTTGTGATCGCCGCGCTGCGTCAGGCGTACCTCGCGGGCCGCGCTGCCGAACTGAGGAGCCACTAATGAGCATCAACGGAATCGATTTCGTCTGCACGGTCTGCCACAAGCCGTTCGTGATCGATGATGAGGTGTACCGCGGCGAGTTCGACCACCCGCCGAGCGAGCCCATCTGCCCGGACTGCGATCACCCTTGCGACACCTGCGACGGCGAGGGCCGCGTGGAAGTTCGCAGCCAGGATCCGCAGGACGACTACGAAGTCCCGTGCCCCGAGTGCAATGCGGACGGCGACGGGTTCAGCAAGTCAGAGCTTGCGAACATCGACCGCATCCGCCGGCAGAACGCGAAGTTCTGGCGCAACACATGGGGCGACGACGACCGTGGCGACTGGCTCCTTGAGCAGCGGAAAGACCGCGAGGCGCTGCGATGAGCCGCAAAACACGCATCAAGCGGCCGACTACGGCCACGCCGCGCAACGTCGGAACTCGCCGCTACCTGCACGTATCCGCTCGGCTCGCCGATGAGATTGACCGTACCGGCAAGCCGACCGGAAAGCTGCTTGTGATGCACGGCGAGACGTATCGCAAGCAGGACCGGGGGGCGCAGCGATGAAATTCGAGATTAAATCCCGCTGGTCCGGCGCCGTGCTGTTCTCGGCCGAAACGGACTCGCTGAAGTTGGCTGTGGAACTGGCGGTCAAGTCGCACGCCGACCTCGCGGGCGCCTACCTCGCGGGCGCCAACCTCGCGGGCGCCTACCTCGCGGGCGCCGACCTCGCGGGCGCCTACCTCGCGGGCGCCTACCTCGCGCACGCCGACCTCGCGGGCGCCAACCTCGCGGGCGCCAACCTCGCGCACGCCGACCTCGCGGGCGCCAACCTCGCGGGCGCCAACCTCGCGGGCGCCTACCTCGCGAGCGCCAACCTCGCGCACGCCGACCTCGCGCACGCCGACCTCGCGGGCGCCAACCTCGCGGGCGCCAACCTCGCGGGCGCCAACCTCGCGCACGCCTACCTCGCGGGCGCCTACCTCGCGCACGCCGACCTCGCGGGCGCCACCCTCGAGCGCGCCAACGGCCAGAAACCTACGCTGATCGGCAACAGGCCGGCGCTCGTCATCGGCCCGCTCGGCTCGCGTTGCGCGTACCTGACGACGTTCATGACCGACGCTGGCGTCTACGTTCGCGCAGGGTGTTTCTGGAACACGCTCGACGCATTCAAGGCGGCCGTGGCCGAGACGCACGGCGACAACCATCACGGGCGCGAGTACCGCGCTGCGATTGCGCTGATTGAAGCGCACGCGGAGTTGTGGACACCGGCAAAGGAGAAAGCGGCATGACGTGGCAAATCGGACTTGGGCTCGCCTGCCTCTGGCTGGTGGCGATCTACCTGATTCTGGAATTCATGTCGTTCGCCAAGCGCGGCGGCAGCGACGACTGGCGCGAGTTCACGGAACACCAGTGGAAGGACATCCGCCGCATGGACATGCGCAGGCGGCTCGAGGACCGGGCACGGAAAGAGCGGGCGGGGATCCGATGAGCGAAGTAGTGACCATTGGCGACGCCACGCTGTACCACGGCGACTGCTTGGAAATTCTGCCGACGATGCCGAAGGTGGACGCGGTCGTCACGGACCCGCCTTACGGAATGGCGTTTCAGAGCAATTTCTACAAAGGAACAGGCGGAAAGCCGAACGCGGCCGGGCACGAAAAGATTGCTGGTGATGATTCGCCGGCCTTGATTGAAGCCGTGACTCGACTCGATCCGGTTCACTCGACCTATATGTTCTGCCGATGGGACAACTTGGCTGCAATTCCGAAGGCGCCGCGCAGCCTAATCGCTTGGGTTAAACCAAATTGGTCTATGGGCGACCTAGAGCATGAGCACGGTCGCCAGTACGAAGTAATCGCGTTTTATCCTGGCCAAAGCCATAGGTGGCCGAATTGCCGACCAGCCGACGTGGTCAGGCATCCACGCTCCGGCAACGCACTGCACCCGACTGAAAAGCCGGTAAGCCTTATGCAAGAGGTTGTGTCGTGGACAAGCGGAATCGTCCTTGATCCCTTCATGGGCAGCGGCACTACGGGCGTCGCGTGCGCGAATCTCGGCCGCAAGTTCATCGGCATCGAGATTGAACGCAAGTACTTTGACATCGCTTGTGAGCGCATAGACGCCGCCTACAAGCAGCAGAGGCTATTCGCATGAGCGCCGCCTACAACCACGACCTGGCCGAGCGCAACCGGATGCTGCAGGCGGACGTGATCGCGCTGCGCCACGCGCTCGAGCGGTCGCAACAGGAAAAGGCCGCGATGTTGCAGCAGATGAACGAGATCCGATTCAGGCACGAGCAGGCGATTCAACGCCTGCAGGCCACGATAGAGGAATTTTTGAAATGAGCCGCATGGGAGAACACGCGATGGAGACACAGACGTATTACGAGCCGGTGGAGGTTTCCCCGCTCGGTAATATTGCGAAGGCGCTGGCTGCCGCGCAGGCGGAAATGGCGAACCCCCGCTTCGACAGCAGCAACCCGCATTTCCGCAACAACTTCGCATCGCTGGCGAGCGTCCGCAATGCCGTGGTGCCGGTGCTGGCGAAGCACGGGATCTGCATGACGCAGGACATCCAGACGGTCGAGAAGGGTATCGCCTGCACGACGATCCTGACGCACGCCTCGGGGCAGCAGATGCGCTTCGGGCCGCTGGTGATGCCGGCGTCAAAGCCCGACGCGCAGGGGTTCGGTTCTGCCGCCACCTATGCCCGCCGCTACTCGCTGATGGCGGTGGCCGGGGTTGTGGGCGACGACGACGACGATGCCAATGCCGCGAGCGGCAAGCCGGCCCCGGCTGTGGCCGTGAACGCGGGCAAGGGAATCGGTGTCCACAATCCGCTCGGCGACGTTGCCATTGACGACCGCGCGGTGAAGTACGCGGACGCGTTCAAGGAAGCACTCGAGGGCGGCGACGTGCGCGCGGTAGCTGCGGACATGCGCGAGGAAGACGGCCACGAGGAACTGTACCGGGCGACGTGGAGCCTGCTCGACAGCAAGGCCCGCAGCGCGATCAAGCGGATTCTCGCGGAGAAGGCCGCATGACAACTCGCTGGGTCGGCCGCCCGCCAAAGCTCCCGCCCGAAACCGTGCGCCGCATCCGCGAGTGGGCGGCGCTCGGTCAGTCTCAGCGCGAGGTAGCGCGGACGCTGGGAATCGACCCGAAGACGGTCAGCAACTACATAAACGGCAAACATAAGCGCAAGGTCGCGTGATGGCCGAGAGCATCTTCACTCTGCCGAAGATGCTGCCGCGCGAGCGCGCGATCGAGCGCGTGGCGGGATTCCTGTCGCGCCTGCCTGTCGAGAAGGCGTGGCGCGTGAGCGTGCAGGAACAGAAACGGACCCGCACGCAGCAACAGAATCGCTACCTGTGGGGCGTGGCGTATCCCGCGATCCTGGCCGGCGGCGGGGAAGCGTTAGGCGGATGGACGGCCGAGGATCTGCACGAATACTTCCTCGGTGAGCACTTCGGCTGGGAAACGCTGGAAGGGTTCGGCCGCAAGCGCATCAAGCCGCTGCGCCGTTCCGCCAAGCTGTCCACGCTGGAGTTCTCCGACTTCGTGGCGTTCATCCAGCGCAAGGCTGCGGAGTTCGGCGTGTACGTGCCGGATCCGAATGAGGGCTCGCTGTGACCGACCTACGCGCCCTTGCCCGTGGCCGCGACTGCCAGATCCGGTTGCCGTCCGTGTGCAACTTCGACCCGTCCACGACGGTCCTCGCGCATTACCGGCTCGTCGGCATCAGCGGCATGGGACTGAAGTCACCCGACGTTTGCGCCTCGTGGGCTTGCTCTGCGTGCCATGCCTACGTGGACACGCACAAGGACGACGCGACGGCGCGTGCGTTCCTCGAGGGCGTGCTGCGGACGCAGGCGCGGTTGATTAAGGAGGGCGTGCTGTGAGTCAGATTCCACCCTGGTTCTCGCCCAACTGGCGCGAGATCTACGCCGCCGCGCTGCGGCAGATCATGGCGGTGGAGAAACTCGCTAAGGCGGTTGGGCGGGAAATCAGGCCGAAGGAGAAGCAGCGATGACCCCCGCGCAAGCCCTGACGCTGATCGCGTGGGCGGTGGCGGTGATTTTTGTGGTGCTGACTGACGAGGGAAGCCATGAGTGAATACTGCACCTGCGCAACATCGTTCGACGGGTCGTGCCAGTTACACGACCGGATCGATGCACTGACAGCCGAGAACGCGGCGCTCAAGGCGCAGCTCGCCTACGCCGCCAGCACTGGAGACGAGTGCGCGATTGAGGTGGAGGAGTTGCGCAAGGACGCGGAGCGATATCGGTGGCTTGTGAGCCAGGGCGACCCGATACTTTGGGACTATCTCGGCGGAATGGACGACGACCAGATAGATGAGGCCATCGACAAGTGGCTTGCCGACGACTACGGCGCCCTCGCCGCCGAGAACGCGGCGCTGCGAGATGCGCTATACAAATCGGCAGAATACGCAACGTTGTTTTATGATGGTTCTGCCCTTATTGACGGCCGCATTGTGGACGGTCTTGGTCTCGCATTGTGGATCAAAACGCTTCTTGAATCGGCCACCCCGGAACAGGAGCCAGCGCCATGAACCGCGACGAACTCATCCAATTCATCATGTCCCGCGGGCAACTGTCCGAGGGCGCGTTGGCTGATGCGCTTCTTGCCGCTTTGCCCCGCTGGATTCCGGTGAGTGAGCGGCTGCCAGAACCGGGCGTCGATGTGCTTGTCGTTACCAGTGTCTACGGAGTGACAGCAGCGGCACTAGACTATTTTGGCGACTGGTACATAGCAAACACCAGTTACAACGTCCGGCTGGGCCATGTTACCCACTGGATACCAATGCCAGGCACACCGGGAAAGGAGCCAAGTGTATGAGCTATGACCAGACAACAGCCGACTTAATGATCAAATGCCGCGAACTGGAAGCCGAGAACGAGGCGCTGCGCGAGAAGGTTGCAGCATACGAGGTCGTCCGACTGCAACTGGCCGAGCGAGGCGACAGATATTTGCACGAGTGCGTGGCGCTGCGCAAGGACGCCGAGCGGTATCGGTGGCTGCGGGATCGTGCGTGGCCTTTTGAATTCAATGGCGACACGCCAGAGGACGCGGATGCGGCGATTGATGCGGCTATGCACTTGGCAGCGCGGCTGGCAGCAGCAAAGAAACACACTCCCGAATGTTAGTATTGGGACGGACTGATGGCGCAGGTCTGCAACTGCGGACTGACAGACAGCGCAGATGCTGTGTGCAACCACTTCCCCGGTCAATCTACGTGCGAATGGTGCGGCGCGGTTCAGCCATGCGGCCATCCGTGGAAAGCACAACATGACTTTAAGTGCATATTGTGCAGTTCACCGGGGTCTGCGCCATGAAAATAAACGACGAAGGAAGAAGCAACTCGGCGTACTGGTACGAACGCGCCATGAAAGCAGAGGCGCGGCTGGCCGAGGCCGATGCGCTGCTGCGGGAGGCGCGAAACGATTACGCCAGCGCGATGAATGACGCGCAAATTGCCGCCGCCGTCGGATGCAACGTAATTGAGCTTGGCGTAAAACTGTCCGCATGGATTGGGAAAATTTCCCGCATCGACGCCCACCTCGCGGAGGACGCATGAAAACTGGCAAGCAGTTCTATGTCTGGATGCTGCGCGGTCCGTGTGGTGACGTCGCGCCGTTCTACGGATTTTGTTTCACGCGCAAGAGCTTGCTCGCGGACATCGCGGCTCGCGGTTTGAAGTTCGACGCATCCTACAAGCCGATTCGCGTCATGGTGACGCAGTGGGTGGACGCATGAAGCGCAAACCCCGCACCGTCTCGGACTGGATCTCGCTGCTGCTGTTCCTCGCGGTCGCGGCGGGCGTAGTGTGGCTGATCGCCAGCAGCGGGCCGGTGGCGCGGTGGTGGCCGCAGTGACCCCCGCCCAATGGTTCACCCTGTGCGCGTTGGCGGTGGCGGTGGTGGTGGTCGCTATTGTGGTGAGGGAGGAATGATGACCATCGACCTTGAAGCGATCCGGGCGCGGGATGCGTTGGATGACATCCACGTCGGGCTGAACGAGATTCCGGCTCACATCATGCAGATAGAAGCCGACCGGCATGAACTGCTCGCCTACGTGGACGCCCTGCGTGCGGCGGCGGGGAAGGTGACATGTCGGCGCTGCAATGGGCATGGCGATTTGCTGCAACCAGACGCCGTGCCTCCGGGGTGGCGCACCGACCTTTGCCCCGACTGCGCCGACCTTCGCCGGTTGCTGGAGGGCAAGCCATGAGTGACACGATGTTTCCAGAGCCGATGGATCAGATGGACAGGGCGATGCAGCGTATGGACAAAAAGGCATGGGCGGAGGCCGACGCAGAAATTGCCCTGCTCAAGGCGCGGCTGGCCGAGGCCGTCGGCATCGTGCGCGACCTGACGCGGCAGATTACCGAGTTCACAGAGCGCGAGGGCGAAGCCGACTTCTACACAGGAGTAGCTGTCGAGTTTCTGAAAAAGCAGTCGCCCTGCAATCATGTGTGGGCGAGGCGTCTACGGGGCAGGGAGACCTGTGCTGTATGTGGCGTGGCGCGAAGACCGACCATCGACGCCCACCTAGCGAGGAAGCCATGACCACGACTGAAAGCTACGGCTGCGATAAGCACGGCGAGGACGCCTATCAGGGCTGCGCCATGTGTGATCTGGAGACACTGCGCGAGCGTCTACATGAGGCAGAACTGGTCACAGCTTCGTGGAAGCGAGAGGCCGAGCTGAACGAACAGGCGGCAAATGAATCGAGTGGTTACGCGAAGCGGCTAGCCGAAGCCGACGCCCACGGCAAAGCGCAACAGCGATGGGCGCATGAGTGGCGGGATAAGCACGACGCTTTGACCGCCGAGAACGCGGCGCTGCAAAAGCGCATCGAAAACTGCGTGATGGAGCTTGACCGGCGAGCCTCGGCACTTCGATCGGTATCGGACGAGCGAGATGCGCTGCGCAAGGTCGTCAAAGGCTTCCTAGACGACTACGCGAGTACCGATGGGATGTACGACATGAAGCACTACGCCCGCGAGTTCCACGCAGCAATGGAGCAGAGCCATGACAAGTGACATCCTGCATGAGCTTGACCGCATGATGGCGATGAACTTAAACGCGGCAACACGAGTCCGCGATCAGGCGAAGGCTGAGATCGAGTCCCTGCGCTCGCGGCTGGCCGAGGCAGATGCGCTGCTGCGGGAGGCCCTGCCGTCCGTACAGTCGCACATCCGCAAGCACCGGCGATCATGGGAAGCCGCAATGAAGCGCGGCGACGAGTTCCATACGCGGAAGCATTGCGAACAGATGAATAAAGACCTCGCCCTAGAGTCCCGCATCGACACCCACCTTGCGAGGCAGCCATGATCGACCTTGACGCCATGAGGGAGCGCGATGCAGCCGCAGACGGTGCCGGTAACCTAACCGAGGCGCTGTTGGATCGTCGGGCGTTGCTGAACTACGTGGACGAACTGCTGGCCGAGCGTGCCCTGATCGTGGCGCGTGCGGAGAACGCGGAGGCGGCGCTGGTGGACATGACGGACATGATGGAGAAAGCGGTTGGTCTGCACATGGACGCATCGGCGCGACTGGCTGAGGCAGAAGCCGAAAACGAGCGGATGACGGCGCACGCCAAAGTATTTGCGGCGCAACGAGATCGAGCCGTTGGGCATCTGCGTGACGTGCTAAAGGCAGATGACGGGCAGGCATGGAAAGAGGCGAGACGCTTTCTTGATGGCATCGACGCCCACCTCGCGGAGGACGCATGACCCTCCAGAAGAAAATCGACGTGCTGCCGCCGTGGGCTGATGAAATTTCGCTTGGCGGGCTGGAAGAAGATCGCAACTACATTGATCTGATGGCGGCGATGGCGCGCCTTGCACTGGCGAAGGAAGTGATCGCCGACCGTGTGCAGATCCGCAGCCACGATGACTGGTTGGCGATCTGCGCACTAATCAAAGCACTGGAGCCGCCGAAGTGAAACGCAAACCCCGCGCCGTCTCGGACTGGATCCCGCTGCTGCTGTTCCTCGCGGTCGCGGCGGGGATCGTGTGGATTCTCGCCCACAGCGGGCCGGTGGCGGCTATCTGGCCGGCGGCGAAGTGACTACTCGGCCATTTCCCTGACGCACTGCATCCGCGCAGCGTAGCAAGCCACGGCTTCACGCAGACCCTGGTACGCCTCAAGCAGCGCCCCATTGGTCGCCGGGACACCCTCCGGCACCGGGCAGTCCGTGACGCACAGGGACGGCGGCTGGATGGGGACGGGGCGCTCGATGATGCGCTCGGTGACGCAGCCGGATAGCAGTATGATCGGCAACAGAATGAGGTGACGCATGGCGTTTGAAGATTATGTGGCTTACGAGCTGCGCATCGCCCGTCGCGTGGCCGAGTTATCGCGTGGCGCACCACCGGCTTTCAATGTTGCCCAATTGTATAGCCTTGTACGTCTCGCTTGGAGTGCGGGATACGATCTCACTCCACTGGACACCGAATCGGCTGCTCGCTCCACTCCCAGCACCCCGGATCAGTAGCGACAGCCTGCCGATATTTGGCCCGCCACGCCGCTGCGTCCCGCCGAGCCGCTTCCTCTGCCGCCTGAGCTTTACCCAGAGCCGCCTGTGCCGCGTTCTCCGCCTCGACCCTCGCCAGCCGCGCCTGTTCCTCTGCGCGTTCCTGACAGGCTGTGGCTGGCTCACAGTCAATTTCGGCCTGTAGGCGGGCCTCGACGGCCGGGAGCGCCTTGTGGGACTCGTGCCACGTCGAGACCCTGAAGCCGGCAAGGGCCAGCGCGGTGAACAGCCCCGTGGCGGCCAGCAGCCGCCACGGCACCTTGCCGAGCGCGCCCATGATGACCGGGACGGGGATCATGGTATTCTGTCCGTCCGTGGGTCGCCCAGGCGGGCTGACACGGCGACATCTGGCCCGGCACTATTTGCGGCTGACGACGCGAAAGCAGAAACCCCTCGGGGTCCCGCGGAGTCCTCCAAGCCGGGGAATAACTGAGGACCTAGGCCCGCCATTTTTCCTCCAAATGCCGGTTACGATTATCCGGCGTGCGTGTTGATGGCTGGCCGAGTCTAGGGCCGTGGCGCCCCGCACCGAATCTCATTGCGGGGCACCAGCGATCAGGCCAATGACCCGCGCGATGGAATGCTCCGCGGACGTGATCTCGCGCTGCACCACATCCCTATGGTTGACGTGATGCTCGTCCCGCGCCGCCTCCCGCGCCCGGTTCAGGGCGGCGAGGGCGTCGGCGAGATGGTCCGAGAGCAGCATCCCGGTCAGGTTCTCAGGCATCGGCCTGCTCCTTCGTGCTGGCCTTCACTTTCTGGAACGTGTTTCCGCCGATGTAGACCGCGACCGTGGCGATGATGATGTCCCGAAAGATGGCCCCGTCGATCTTCGCGAACCAGACCAGCACCGTGCAGGCCATCCCGCAGCCCATCGTCATCAGGAAGCGCCGACCGCCGAGGGCTGTGAGGTTCACGCCTCGTTCCCCGAGCTGGCCCCCGTCGCCTTGACGACCGGCAGCAGGCCCGCCGCGGCCAGTTCCGCGACCCGTCCCAACGGCCAGCGGTAGCCCAGCACGCGCCAGCGATCGAACAGCGCGATGCTCACCCGGTTGCCCTGATTGCCGCCCAGCGTCAGGATGCGGTCCGAGCGATCAATCGCCACCGCGAACCCGACGTGCCCGCCGCCCGCGCGGTCATAGACCACGACGCAGCCCACGGCCGGCGCGTCGAGCGGCACGCCCCAGTTGAGCCAGTCCTTCGCCCGATACCAGTGCTTTGCGACGGGCAGCCCGGATTCGCGCAGCACGGCACCGACGAACGTCCCACACCACGGCGTTTCGTCGTCGGACCACCAGCCCTTCAGTTCCCGCAGCCACCGGGCGATCACTGGGGCGGTCTGCTTGCCGGGAATCTCCGCGGTGCCGACGTAGGTCCGGGCATGTTTCAACCAGGTGGGTTCGGTCATGGTCACAACTCCCCGCATGACGCCAGCGGATACCGTTCGCCCGTGAGCGTCTTGTATTCCTGCTCCCCTTCCTCGATATCGCGCTCCATGCGCCGCCTGACTTCGTGGTCGCTCGTCGTGCACCGCAGCCGGTTCAGGTCGCGCAACTGTGCGGCAATTTGCCCCACAAGGATCCGCTTGCTGATTTCCTCGGTGCGCGCGACCTTCTCCGACACGTTGCCAAGCTCGGCGCGTATCGGTTCGACCGCAGCCTGGATCTTGTCGTCCACCTCGTTCGCGAACACGAACCCCTGCACGCCGATCGGCGCAAGGAGCCCGCACGCCCAGATGATGTGGACCGCGACGACCACCCGAAAGAACAGCCGGTACGTTCTCGCACGCTCTTCGGGTGAAGCATCTGCGGTCAGCGAGTCGAGGATCTCTTTCAGGAAGCCCATTGTTGTTGTTCCTTAAAACCTCAGTGAAATGCCTACGACATCCCGCCCCTGATTCGGCCGGCACGAGTTCGCGCTCGAGGCGTGGCGCCACTGCGCGGCCCATCGCTCGGTGAATCGCCAGCGCGCGAGCAGCGCGAACGTGAACTGGCAACTCTCGCGGCTTTCGACGTTCCACCACTGGAAGCCGAGCCCGGCGTCGAACTGCTTCCAGCCCTTCACCAGCATCGCTCGCGGTCCGATCGCGTTCGGGGTGCTCTCGTAGTCGTGCGAGTCGCCCACGAAGTCGAAGCCGAACTCGTAGTGCGCCCCCACCGGCCCCGCGAGCCCGCCCACCGTCACGCCCAACGCCGGCACCTCGCCCGTCGCGATGCCCGCTTCGATCGAGAGCGTCTGAGCGAGCAGCAGAATGGCGAGTGGCGCGATCAATCCGCGACCATGAACGTGATGACAGGGGCGATGCTCGATTCGTTGCCGCCGATACCCTTCGCGCTGCTCGAGCCGTCGAACGCGGTCGTCATCGCGCGCACCTGCCAGTAGGTCGTCTCGCCGACATCCACCGCCACCGCGGCGTGGTTGCCGTTGATGTAACCCGGACAGACAATCGACTGCCAGACGTTGCCGGTGAGGCTCGGCGTGATGTCGGCCGGGAAGCCGCGCAGGTAGAACGAGGTCGCGGTCGTGGTGGCGACCAGATAGGGCAGGCGCACCACGGCGATATTGCCCTGCAGCGTCCAGTACGCCGTGCCGGTGGCATAGTCCGTGTTGTCGAGCACGTTCCCCATGCGCATCGTGAAGCTGCCGCTCGATTTCACCCCGTAGCGCGCGTCGGCGGTCTGCCGGTTGAGCGCGTCGGTCGCCAGCGTCGCATCGGCGAGGCCGGTGATCTTCTTGTCGTTCCACGGCGTGTCGGCCGTGGGCACGCCGTTGCCGTTCCTGAGCACGCACAGCGACAACCCCGTGGCGATGCCCGCCATCTCGGTGTCGAGCTTCGAGATCGCGATCGGCGGGCTGGCCGCCTCGGTCGCCCAGGTGTAGGTGAGGCTGAATGTTCCGCTGCCGTCAAATGCCACTGGTGTCTCCTGATTTGCTATGCTCGGCGCATGTCTACGGTCATCGGCGCGGTTCTCTTGCGGCCCTTCCTCGCGCTTGGGCTGTTCCTCGTCGCCGCGATGGTGGCCTGGCCGATCCGCCGGCTACCCGACAGCGCGCTGAAGCGATTCCTGCTCATGCGATTCTAGGGCGCCTGCAGCGCGTTCACCGCGCCGGCCCCCATCACCCCGGATCCGACCACGCCAGACATCTGCGTCAGTTGCTGCGCGACCTGCATCGCGAGCGCCGCCGGCATCTGCTGGTTCTGCACCGCACGCCTGAGCGCCTGCACGGCCACCTGCGGGTCGCGGTAGTGCGCGAAGAGGCGCTGCGCGATGTCGAGCGCGGCGTTCTGCGACATGCCACGCAGCCCACTCCTCGCGCCGCCCGCCGCCATCGTGGCGCCCGCAGTCGCGAGTCCCGCGACCGGGTTGGCAATGACGCCCGCCATCGAGCCCATGCCGGCCGCCTGCGGCAGCACGCTCGGGGGCGGCTGCGGCTGGCCGTGGATCAGCGGGCCGAGAGTCTGCACGGCCTCATTCGTGCCGCGGTTGAAGTTGGCGCGCGTCGCTGAACCAGCCGGACGGATGTCCGGCGCGAGCGGGCGCATTTCGACATCGAGCGAGCGATCGACGGTCGAGATCGCGTCCTCGGCGAGCGGCGAATACTTCGGGTTGCCGAAGTCGTCCACCGCGCCGACTTGCTTGCGCAGCAGCGCACGATTGCTCGTGAGCGCCGGCTCGCCGGTCGAGGTCGGGGTCAGGTTATCAATCCGCTGCAGCAGTTCGCTGCCCGCCTCGGCCTGACCCGCTGCTCGGGCCTTGCTCGAGTAGTCGGTCAGGAACGACTCCCAGGCGTTGTTGCCCTTCAAGCCTTCGTTGAGGCGCTTGTCGAGCGCGCGCTTGAACCCGACGAGATCCTTGGCGAGCGCCTTCGCGAGCTTGCGATCGGATCCGGTCAACTGGTCGAGCCGGTCATCAATTTCGTACATGCGCAGCTTGTGCAGGCTGTCGAGTTGCTCGTCGGGTGCTTTCGCGAGCGCGACCTTGAGGCGGTCCTGAATCTCCTGCATGACCGCCTGCGCGCGCGGGTTGTCATAAGAGTTGCGCAACCTCCCCGCCTCGCGGATCAGCGTCCCGCGCGGGTCGATGCCGCCCGGTGCGACGCGCATCTTGCCCTTCGAGCTTTCTGCAAAGTCGCGCGCGGCCTGCCAGAGCTTGTCGGGATCTTTGTCGAGTTCGCTCTGCAGGTATTTGTAGCGCGCCTGATTCGATGCGTTACGCGCCGCGCCGAGTTCATCGGCCGCCTGTCCGCCACTCTCGCGGAGCTTGCGTTCGATCTCGAGGCCGCGCCGCTCACCGAGGATCTGCGTCGTCGTCGGGCGCGTGCCGGGGACATCCCGATACCGGCCGATCGTACCGAGGGCCGCCCTCGGGTCGTCCACCGTGCCGAGGAAGGTTCGCTCGGCGATCGACTGGCGCCGACCCGCTGTGCCGAGGCCGCGCTTCGCCATCGCGTCGGCGAGTTGGTTCGCCTTGCCGCTGATCTTATTGGCGCCCCACTTCACGGCACCCGGCCCGAACTTCTGCACCACGCCGCCCGTGACGGCACCCGCGAGTCCCTGCGCCGCCTTGCCAGCCACGACATTGTCGGATTGCGTCGGGAGTGCCAGGGCAGTTGCAGCGCCCAATCCCACCGCCCCGCCAACGGTCGCCGGAACGAACGGGACCGCGGGAAGCGCCGCGCCCGTGAATTGCAGCGCACGTCCGCCCGTGACGCTCCCGGCCAGTTGCCGATCGCGTGCAGCTTTCTCGCGCGCATCTTCGCCGCTCGCCTGGCCGGCGAGTTGCTTCACGCCTATGCCCCAGTCGGCAAACCCGGCGCCGAGGTTCGCGCGCAGTTTCTCGCCCGTCCCCATGCCCGCGGTCGGGTCGTACTCGGTGCGGTCCTCGGCCATCTGCGCCTCGCGGGCGCGCTGGCTCAGTAGCTCGGCCGCTTCCGTGTCGCCGGCCTCCATCGCGAGCTTTCTGGCGCGCAGCAATTGGACCGCGGTCGGGTTCATTGCCCGGCCTGCTGCAGGTAGGAGTTCACGCGCGATTCGACGGGCACCATATTGCCCTGCTGCGGCGGGTCCCTCTGTCCGCCCTGCTGCTCGTTGAGCATCGCCTGATACGCGAAGATCGCGCGGTCATAATACTGATCGACCAACTCAAGGTTCTGCAGCAACTGATCGTCAGACTGGTCCGCGTTCAGGGACTGAATCGTGCTCATCAGCAGTTCGAGTTCCTTCACCGCGACCTGGCCGAGCGCCCCGCCGGTCTTCGATTCCTCGCGCATCCTCTGCAACCGGCTGAACGCGACGTTCGACTGGATCGGCTTGATTGCTTCACGCAGATCGAGCGCGCGCGTGCCGCCGATGCCGCCGAGGATCTGCCCCACGAGCCCGGTCGTGCGCCAGTTCACCAGTCCCTTCGCGGTCTTGATCGCGAGCTTGGCGTTCTCGGCATCGCTCGCCGCCGTGCCCGCCCGATCAAGCGCGAGTTCGCGGTCCTTCTCGGCGGCGAGTTCAACAGGTCCGCCGGGCATCGGCGCCACATTCGGCTTTGATGGGTCGGGGCGGTACATTCCTGGGGGCGGTGCGCCGTAGCGGTTGCTGCCATCCGGGTCGTAGGTGATGTTCGTGCTCGATCGCCCCGCCGCGGCGAGTCGCTCCTTCGCCTCAAGGTAGCCGGGAATCCACTCGGGCTGACCCGTCTGCGGGTTCATGCGCATCCCCTCTGGCAGACCGGGCTGCTTGGCCTCGGTGGGCCGTTCCGTAATCATTCGGTCGCCCTTGTAGCGCGCAGACCCCGGCGTGAGCGTGTACGCTTCCTCGGCCTCGGGATCGGCGAGCAGGCGCTGCAGCGAGACACCAGACAACGCCGCATTCGCCGTGCCGAGATCCATGCCCGCAATCGCCGCGGCGAGTTTCTCGGCCCGCTCGGTCGGCACGCGCATATCCTCGGGCAGATCGATCGGCGCCCCGGTGGGCTGGCCGAAGTTCGCCATCGGCGCGCGGTCCTCGATCCTGCGGGGAGCATCCTTGTAGCCGCCCAACTGGCCGACCAGTTGCTCGTTCGCGGCGCGCAGGCGTTCCTGCTCGGCCTCGGCGAGCTTATCGGCGTAGTTCGTCGCCTTGCGCGCGAGGAACGCCTCGCCCAACTGCGCGACGCCTTCCCACGGGCTCATCGTGACCTGTACCGGGCCGCGCTGCTCCGGTCCCCGCGGGCGCAGCGAGCGCGCCATCAGCGCGTCGGCGAACTCCTGCGCGCGTTCGATCTCGCCTGTCGGTCGGGGTCCAGTGACGACTCGGACGTTGCGTGCCATATCAGCCCCTCATGCCCCATGCGCCGATGCCCGCCGAGCCGAGCCCGAACAGGCCCGACATGATCGCGTTCGACTGCGCCTGCTGGGCGTTGTAGCGGTCGAGTTGCGCCTGGTAGGCGTTCCACATGTTCCCGCTCACGTCGGTGTTCGCGGAGTTGACGTTCGCAGCACCCTCGAACTGCGGCATGTCCACCTGAGAGCTTGAACGCAGCGCGTTGAACTCGTTCAGCGGCAGCGCGCGGTTCGCGTACAGTTCCTGCATCGTCTGCGCCCGCTGGCGGCCCGAGATGTCGGCGAGCATTCCGGTCTCGGCCGCACCCGCGCCAATGGCCGCATCGCGCGCCTGACCGTAGTCGAAGCTGCGCGCGCGGTCCTCATCGAATTTCGCGTTCTGCCACGCCTCGTTGCCCTCGGTGATGCCCTGGTTCGCCATGCGCGTGCGAAACGCTTCCTCGCGCTGCTGCCATTGCGGGTCGAGGTAGGCCGTCTGGCGGTTGTAGAGCGCGTCCTGCGCCTGCTGGCGCGCGGCGAGCAAGTCATCCGCCCCGTAGAGTTTCGGCGCGCTCGAGGTGTCGAGCGGCTGCGCGTAGTTCTCGCCGACGCGGTTCATCATCCCCTGCGCGACGTTGCCGAGTTCGCGCGACTGCGCGAGCTGCTGGTCGTAGAGCGCCTGCGCATCGGGCGCGAGCTTCACGTCCTGCCGGTAGATCGGCGCACCGCTTGGATCGGTTCCGGTCACGGTGAACTCGCTCGACCCCGCGGGGGTGTAGGTGTTCGTGCGGTTCAGGGCCGCGTTGTAGGCTGCGGTGTCCTGATTGCTGCGCGTCTGCGCGGCAGACACCACGTTCGGGTCGGGGGCTTTCGGTGCCTTGCCGCCCTTCTTGCACTCAGCGATGGGGCCGTCGTACTCGTAACTGTCGGCCTCGAGCACTTCGCTCGTCGCCATGTCGATCACGACGCGGGTATAGATTTTCATAGGAACCTACATTCAGATTTCAGCATTCCGAGCACCACCACATCTTCCCCAGTCACCAGCGCTTCTCTCAGCAAGCCCTCGCGCACGAATCCCAAGTGGAGATCGAACCGCAGCGCGTCGGCATTCGACGCCGGCACGTAGCCCGACACGCGCCGGCAGCCCAACTGCACGAATGGGTAGCGGAATGCCACGCGCAGGAATTCGCGGGTCATCCAACGTCGCCCTGGCACCGCCGCAATGTGCATTGCAATATCGGCCGAGCTGTAGAGGTTGTAGACCACCACCGCAAGCAGCTCGCCGTCGTCCTCGAGCCCGATCGCCTCGCACCACTCGCCCCACGACTCCACATGCGGAATCCGCTGCCGCGCCCATTCGGCACAGCGGTCGCGCTCGTTGAGGATGACGCGGCGCACTCAAAGTCTGCCGCCCACTTCGTGAACCACGTCGGTCGCACTCCACGTCACTTCGACGCCATCGGTGATCGTCTTGAGACGCGGTGCGAGCGCGAACCCCTCACCCGCCACGCCGAACCAACTGCGATACACCGCAGCGGCCTGCGCCCACGCGGCGGACCACACGCCGCCCCACGGATCGCCCGCACCGCCCTGGATGGTCTGCATCGCCAGCGTGGCGTTCGCGCCGTAGTCGGTATCGACGCCCACGGCCACCTCGGCGGCCCCGGTGATCGACAGGATCGGGCGCATCAGGCTCAGTTGCTTCGTCTGTCCGCGAGCCCCGAAGTAGTTGAACGCCTGCCGGCAGTCGGTCGAGATCGAGTCCCCGCCGTCTTCGCTGCCGCTGTCGGCGATCACGAGAATCCCCGCCCCGCCCATGTAGAGCGTGTCCTTTGCGACCCCGAAGCAGAACGCATCCCAGCCCGTGTAGCGGCACCACGCGCCGGTCTGGGTGTTCATCACGTACTGGCGCGAGGTGGAGTTCTCCAGCGTCGGCACGTTGCAGATGAGCTTCGATCCCGTGGGATGGACTTCGATCTGCCAGCCGAAGCGCGTCCCATGCACGGCCACGTCGGCGTTGATGAGGTCGCGGATCTTGTCCGAAATGCTCGAGGCATTCTCGGCGCGGTCGGTCGCAATCGCGCGTCTCAGCGACACGATCCCGTCCGCGCAGGTGATGAGCGCATCCGCGCCGAGCTTGCACCAGGCTCGTTGACCTTTGCAGACCGGGCGGCCGATGCGAAAATGCGCCGCGCGCACCCAGTCGGCCGGCGTCGCGGGATCCGTCCCGGCATAGGCAATCACCTCGCCCTCGGTCGAGACGAACGCAATGTAATCCGTGAGCGCGTCGGCGGCGTCGGTGACGGTCACGATCGAATTGAGCGACCCGCCCAGCTTGAAGAACGAGCCCACGTTGAGCTTGGTCATCGCGCCGGACTTCGTGCGCACGGGCAGGTAGTACACGTTGAAGGTGTTCTTTTCCCCGTACCAGATCCGCTCGGCATAGACCGCGTTCGTGAACAGGTCGTCTGTCGAAGCGAGGTCCGCGTGCGTCAGCGTCGCCGTGCTCCAGGTCGTGCCGTCGTACTCGAGCGCCGTGTCGGCACCGTTCACCATCGACAGGAACATGCCCCCCGCGGTGCCATAGTTCACGTAGTCCCAGCGGCTGTTCGTGATCGCCTGCACGGTCGGGCCGGTGCTACCCACCACCGCCGTCGAGATCGCCCCCGCCGTGGTGGCGTTGATGATGAGGTCCGCAGTCGTGTTGACCGCGACGAAGATCTTCGTGGCCGCGTGGCCCGTGTAGACCACCACCGTCTCGCAGTTGCCCGTGAACGTGCAGTGCGCCGTGTAGCCGTTGCGCACGGCTACGTCGGTGGTGCGCGGAAACCAGTTGTCGAGCAGCAGCGCGTCCTCGGGCTCCATGTTCGCGACCGAATCGCGCGCATTGAGTCCGCCGATCGGCGGCGGCAGCGATACCGAGCGCGAGCGCGGTGCGCCGCGTGGCTTTTGTAGGAGCGCCTGCCTCACGTCCCGATCACCCGCCCGATCGCCACCGGCAGGCCGTGATCCATCGGCCCGGCCATGTCGAGGATCGGCTTGGTCCCATCGCGCGCCATCGCGTCGGCGACCTGGCGCTCGTGGTGCATGTGCTCCTCGGCGTAGTCGAACCCCTTCGCCTTGCGCCAGCGCCACAAGAGACCCGAGAGCAGCAGTTCGTCATCGATGAGCGCGAGGTCGGTATCCGCCGCGAACGCATCGCGGTAGGTCGCTCCCGTCACGTCCGTACACCAGTACCGGCTCACGTACTCGAACGCGCAGGTGTGCCCCGCCGTGGGGGTCGGGATGAACAGCAGTTCGTTGCCGCGGATGCGGTACTCGTTGAGCGGACTCGAGAACGTCACCGCCTTGTAGCCCTGCCAGATCGTCCCCGCCCGGGGGCCGAGCACCGGCTCCCCGGTGGTGCGGTTCCAGATCGTGTCGTTGACGATGTAGCGCACCAGTTGGCCGCTCACGATGCCGGCGAGCGTGCCCTGCGATTCCGCGGCCACCGTCGTGAACGTGGCCTCGCGCGTGAGCGCCTGCCACGCATACCTGCGTGACAAGTCCCGCCCCTCGCTGTTCGCGAGCGCCAGCATCAGCACGGCCGTCTGGTCGGTCGCCCCCACCACCGCCGAGGGCTGCGGGAGCGACAGCTCGGCGCACGCAGCACGAACGATGGCGAGCAGGTTCATGCGCGCCGCTT